TCGATGATGGGGTGCTGAACCCTCAGACGATATCGATAGTCCCCGGCGCGGTCATTGGTGTGAACTCGAATGGTGGTCCTCGCGGTCCGAGTTTGCAGCCTCTCCCTCGGAGCGGAGACGCCAACCTATCGCAGATTGTTGCCAATGATTTGCGCGTAAACATCAAGAAAACGCTGCTAGATGAAAGCTTGCCGCCGGACAATATGAGCGCTCGGTCAGCCACTGAGGTGGTTGAAAGAATGAAGGAATTGTCACAAAATCTCGGCGCTGCCTTTGGCCGTTTAATCTCGGAGACAATGTTCCCGATTGTACGCCGGACGCTGGAGCTTATGGACGAAGAGGGAATGATTGATTTGCCGCTGAAGGTGAACGGCCTGCAAGTTACGGTAACGCCTCAATCGCCGCTGGCAATGGCTGCGAACATGGACAAGCTCAACGAAGTTATGCAGTTCATGCAGATATCTCAGGCGCTTGGGCCGCAAGGTCAGATGCTTCTGAACATGGAGCGTGTCGGGGATTATATCGCGGATCAGCTAGGCATCCCCGGTTCACTGCGCACCACGCCGCAAGAGCGTGAGCAAATGCAAGCCGAGATGATGCAAATGGCGCAACAAGCAATGGCTGCGCAGGGCGAACCTATGGAAGGCGAAGGCCCACCCCCACAACAAATGATGGCGGCTGAATGACCGAAAATGTTTTTAACATCAATTCACCCGGTTGGGATGGGTTGGACGCGGCACGCCCCCCGGTTATCGGGCGCGATGTCCAGAATGAAATCGATATTTTGTACCGCCGCTGCTTTAGCACAGAGGCCGGGCAGAAGGTCTTAGCGCACCTCAAAGAGCGCTATGAAGAGCCGGACACTTGGGTTCCGGGTGAACCCGAAAGCTATGGCTATGCGCGGTCTGCGCAACGAAGATTAGTAAAAGAAATCGAGCAAAGGATAAATCGAACCAATGAGCCTTAATGAGCAAGAAGTTGAAGGGACAACCGATGCGGCCCCCGCGACACTGATGCAAACAGAAGTCAACTCTGAAACCGAGGAAACCAATGACGAAGTCCCCCACCTCGCCCAAGAAGCGGAAGACCCGGAAATCGGTGAGCTTGAACGACCAGACTACTTCCCAGAAAAGTTCTGGGGCGAAGATGGCCCGGACCTCGAAAAGTTTACTGAAAGTTACAAAAACCTCGAAAAGCAGTTCAGTCAGGGTAAGCACAAAGCCCCCGAAACATATGACACGGCTGTCTTTTCCGACAAGAATATTCCTTTGGAAGACCCGCTTGTCGGTGAGTATACGAAGTGGGCAAAAGAATTTGGTGTCAATCAGGCAGCGTTTGACAAGCTTGCCGATACGGTTCTTGAGCAAACTTTTCAAAACGCTGAAGCTGCGCAAATAGACGTAGACAACGAGCGCCGAGCGCTTGGCCCCAATGCGGATGCCATTATTAAGTCCAACATTGATTGGGCTGATGGTCAGCTTCGCAAGGGATTGGTTACAGAAGCGGAGCGCGAGTTGATGAATAGCTGGGGCGGTGATGCCGTGGGCCAGAAGCTTCTCCAGAAGGTTAGAACGTGGGGCGGTGACCTGTCGAAAATCCCAGTATCAGAGGTTGGTGATGATGTGATGAGCGTGTCGGACATGCAAGATTGGATGTCCAGCGCTATGGCCAATCCGCGATATCAGTCTGATGGCAACTATCGCCGTGATGTCGAAAAGAAGATTATGAAATACCCGTGGCCTAAGTAGCTGCTCCCAAGGGACTGCCTCAATGTCCCCCACTTCCCCACCAGTGTTCTCCTCCTTGGCATTGGTGGGGCTTTTCCATACAAATACTAGATGTAGTATCTTGAGTATTTACAAGCTCCAGCTTGTGCTGTATTCTTCGATTTGACTGACAACCCTTTTGGGCCGGTCTGGCGCGAAGAAATTCGCCGTGCGCGGCTGATCCGCGAAGCCAGAGGCCGGGGCAAATGCTCCCGATAACCAACGTGGCGTGAAGCTAATTTTGGTTTAATCAGGAGAAAATCCATGTCTACAGGATTATCAACTGCGTTCATCCAGTTATTCGATGCCGAGGTAAAGCAAGCCTATCAAGGCACTTCGCAATTGGCTGGAACTGTTCGCACCCGGACGGGCGTAGAAGGCTCGACGGTAAACTTCCCTAGCGTTGGCAAGGGCGCGGCTGTTGTTCGCACGCCCCAGACTGACGTAGTCCCACTTAACACCGCATTCTCGACCGTAAGCTGTACGCTTTCAGATTACATTGCGGCTGAATACTCTGACATCTTCAATGCGCAAAAAGTTAACTTTGACGAGCGCCAAGAGCTTGCACAAGTGGTCGGCTCTGCGATTGGGCGGCGTCAGGACCAGATTATTCTGGACGCAATTGCTGCGGCTTCTGCCGGTAGCACTGTGGCAAACACTGTGGTCACATCTGGCTCTGCGGCAGCATCCGATCTGAATGTTGGTAAAATCATTGCAGCGGCAGAGGCGATGAACACGAAAAATGTTCCAAGCGCTGACCGACATATGGTTATCCACGCATCAGGGCTAGCATCATTGCTGGCAGATGAACGCGCAGTAAGCGCCGACTTCAACCAACTGCAAGCGCTTCAGCGCGGCGACATCAATAGTTTCATGGGTTTCACCATCCATGTACTTGGCGACCGTGACGAAGGTGGTTTGGCAAAAGACGGTTCAAACGACCGTACAAACTTTGCATTCCACAAGATGGCTGTTGGTTGTGCGGTGGGTATGCCCCCAACGACAAAAATTGACTACATTGCTGAGAAGACTTCGTTCTTGGTGGCAAGCTGTTTGTCGATGGGTGCGGTTGCAATCGATGTTGACGGTATTGTCGATATCACAACTCGGGAGTCTTAATCATGGCTTTTTCACGCACAGGATGGAACCCTATTGGTGGGCAGTCTAAAAAAGGCACTGCCCCTCAAATGTTCACTTACAAGACCACTGACACAGTGGCTACTGTAAATACAGCGGCCTACTTCAACGATGTGGCTGATGAGGTTGCGGTGGGCGATATTATTACCAGTGTAACATCAACTGGCGGCACACTTGCGTCATCAATTCACACTGTTGTTTCAAACGCTAGCGGCGTGGTCGATGTCTCAGACGGCACAACTATCGCTCAAACCGATAGTGACTAAAACACTTAGCGGGGGCGGCAACGCCCCTGCTTTACCTTTAGGAGTGCGGGTATGGCTAGCGGTGATACTGACGTTTCAATCTGTAATAAGGCGCTACTGTTGCTGGGCGCGTCTTCCATCACCAGCTTTTCAGACGGCTCTGCTAGCGCCACGGCGTGCAGCACAATTTACGACGAAGTGAAGTTATCGACCTTGGGAATGTACTCTTGGTCTTTTACTTTAGGTAAGGCGCAGCTAACCAAGCAGACCGCTACTCCGACCAGTGAATGGTCGTACCAGTTTACTCTGCCCAATGATATGATTACCGGGGTTCCTCGGGCAGTTCGCGCCAGTGCCAATGCCGGTGCGCCAATCACGAAAAACTGGGAAATAAATCAGGCGGCAGCGGGTGGAACTGTCTTGATGACAGAACACACGAACATCTTTATCGACTACCAAAAGACCGTGTCCGAGGGCAACATGCCCACATATTTCGTCACCCTTTTAAGCTATCAAATGGCGTGGCATCTTGCCGAGGTTATTACGGATCAGACCAGCAAGGCCGAGTACTGGCGCACTGTGTCACTGGGGTCGCCCAGTGAGGGGTTGCGCGGCGGTTTTTTCCGGCAAGCTTCTAACATTGATAGCGCCGGGCAAATGACCGCGCCAATATCCGATTACATGCTTGCCGAGGTACGATGAGCCGCATCCAGCAATATCAAAGCTCCTTCACAATTGGTGAGATTGATCCGCTTTTGCGGGGTCGCATCGATTTAAATCAATATTTCGCTTCTGTGGATTTGGCCGAAAACGTGGAATTTGAACCGCAAGGTGGGTTTTCGCGCCGCCCGGGCTTGCGTTTTCTAACTGATTTGACCGCTGACAATCCAAACAATGGGGTCATGCTTATCCCATTTGAGTTTTCTACGACACAAAACTTTATGATTGTGGCCTCGGTTCAGACAGCATCTGGCACAATTCGGTTTCGCTTTTATGCCGCGCAAACCCTACTCACAGACATCAACGGCTCTGGCAACTCCTATCTAGACTATGCGGTCGGCACGCTGAAAGGCGCGACCGCAATCGATATGGACAGAACGTACTACACGCAGTCAGCCGATACTCTAATAATTGTAAACGAAAACTTTGCGCCGTTCAAAATCGTCCGGGGTGCAAACAATACAACTTGGACTGTGTCGCTGGTAAGCCCCGCGGTTCCCAAGCAACAATTTACTGCGTCAACATCTACCATTAGCCAGACGCTGACCGCTTCAGCTACGTCCGGCAATATCACACTGACCGCTGGGGGCAGTGCGTTTTCATCGTCCAACGTCGATCAGTATGTGAATGTTTTAAACGGTTTTGGCCGCGCCAAGATAACCGCGTACACCAGCGCTACAGTAGTCGAGGCTACTGTTGAAATACCATTTTTCAGCACATCTGCAATTGGCTCTGGCGAATGGGAGCTAGAAAGTGGATACGAGGACGCTTGGTCTAACACCCGAGGATGGCCGCGCACTTGCTCTTTTCACGAAGGACGTCTGTACTTTGGTGGTAGCTATTCACAACCGTCCACATTGTTTGGCTCAAAGGTCGGAAACTTTTTTAACTTTAGTGTGGCCGAGGGGCTAGATGATGATGCCATTATTATCACTTTGGCGACTGACACGGTCAACGCTATTACTGGAATAAGGTCTGGCCGCGACCTTCAGATATTTACTGAGGGCGGTGAGTTTTTTATTCCCCAAGCAACCCTGGATCCGATAACGCCGTCAAACATTACTGTTAAGGCAGCGACCAATCGAGGCAGCAAATACGGCATACTACCACAAGCGATTGAGGGCGGTACGCTGTTTATTCAGCGCCAAGGTAAAGCCGTGCGGGAAATGCTGTTTAGCGATGTTGAGCTTAACTATGTGGCAAACAATATCTCGCTGC